CAACACCGTCAATCGTTAGCCGGATATATCTTAAATCGTTTGATGTAAGGTTTCTCAAAGCTAACTCAGCTATTAAAAACTTTCCGCTCAAACTAAGTGCAGTTGCATATCCCGCCGTTCCATTGATACCGTTTATTTCCGTGTAGCTCTGGAAAGATGTTTTTGTTTTGAAATACTCTAAATCTGGCGCGAGTTGTATTTGCTTTACCGCGCTACTAACTACCGTCATGCGTTCACCTCTTCAAAATAGCGAACGTCAAGCCCTGCACTTAAGGCTATGCCGTAAATATCTGAGGCCGTTTTCATTTCCGCGCTACCGCCGGAACCGATTAAAAACCCACTTGCCGTTGTTACCGCGCTGTTTGCGCCAACATATAAATCAACGCTTGATAAGTTTTGTATCAATATAGTTGAACGGCTTGCGTTTGCCGCCTTGATTAGTACTGCACTTGTCCCAACTGTTACCGCGCCATAATTTGCATTGTCTGCGCTTTTGCCTTGCGTTTTAAGACCGCCCGAAACCACTAGGCGCGAGTCGTCAAAATCGCCCCGCCCAACCGCTAGTTTGATAGATTGGGTTAGGTCGCTTTTCAATGTCAGCGTTTTAAATTGTTGCGATGGTCGCCACTTTAAGCCGCTTTCAAGCTCTGCTGAGTCATCACCATCGGGTGCGCAATAAAACGGGCTGCTTGCCTCGATAACTGCGATAAATTCACCGGACACGTTAAGTTGTAATGATTGCCCCGCGGTTAGGCTTATGGAATAAATTCTCATTTTTTATTTTCTCCAAAACGCGAACGCTAGAACCAGTCCAACTGTCGGCAAACCGAACTTAATTAATGTGTTTGATATATCCGCATCGTCGCTTCGCGTAATCGCCGCCGCACTATTAACCGCCAATCCTGCAAGCACGTTAGCGGCGTCGGTGGACTCTTTTGCGTTTTGCAAAGTCGATTGCAAAAGCTCGGCATCATTCGCGCTTTTATAAAGTAAAGCGCTGATAGCCTTATCAGCTGTTTGACTTGTCGCCTCAATTGCGGCGCTTGTTGCTTTAGCTCCGATGCTTTCAATTTTTGCTAGCGCCAAATTAGATGTTTGGAACGCTTCATCAGCCACACTTAATAGTGTTTCGTTTGATTGAGCGCCAAATTCAAACGCGGATTCGACCGCGCCATGATCGGTTGTTGTTACCGTTGAGTTTTCAGCATAAACGCCGGATATATCAGTATTGGTTTCGCTAACTATGTCGGTCTCATTAATAACCGAATTGTCCTGATTAAAATCCGTTTCATTAATGACTGAATTGTCTTGGTAAATATCTGTCGTTGACGTGTCAAGCGTTCCCACTTCGCTGTTTTGCAAAGCAAGCCCTGATATATCACTTAGGTTTTGATTGGTGGACGTGTTTTGGTTGGTATTCTCGCTACTCGTCCGGCTTCGGCTACCGCCGCTCATAATGTCACCCTATAAACTTTTTCTAAAAGCTCCGCTTTGGCGTTTTCTTTTTCTAATATTTTATTAACCAATTTTTGTAAGCCTTTTCTTTTTGTGTGAAACCGAATTGATTTAAGGTCGCCATCCCTAGCTATGTTTAAAAATCGCTTTATCCCCTCGGTAAAATCTCTACCTTGCGCCACGACTATCACTAGCTCTTTTTCTTCGACTCGAGTTACAAAGTAACACCTATCAATTCGCCACGCTTCCGCTATTCCGGTTTTGACTTCACGCTCGATTGCTTTTGCATCGTCATTTAAAACGCGCGATAAAAATGGCGCGATTTCGCGCCATTTTAGCTTAATCACTTTTTTTTAGCAGTAGAACGGCTAGCAGCGTAAAACCCGCAATCATTATTATTTGGTTATTGCTGCCGCCGTTATCTATTCCTCCAAACGTGAACGCGCTACCGCCGCCGCTTTGAGCATCGCCGGACGTTGAAACTTGCGTACCCAAGTCAAGCGAATAACCCATACCTTTTCCCGCCATTAGAGCACCGTTAAACCAATCATAGCAAGGGCCGGTAATAAAAACCCGCCATCGTCTTGCTGTTCTTCACTAACCTGTCCGGCAATTTCTCCGGCGGTTAGCGGCTCTTGATTAGCATTACTTTCGCGTGTCGGCGTGCTTAGGATTTGCTGCTGATTTTCAACCGCCGGACGACCAGCGCGAACATTTTCAACGGCGGAATAAACGCCGATTAATGCGCCGCTTACTTGTTGCGCTGTTCTTAGCCAGTCTGGTTGTTGATAGCTGTCAGTTGCATTTACTTGGGGTTGAACTGTGGTTTGAGGGTTCATTGTTAAATGCCCCCTGCAAAGCCGCCTAGATATTCAACCACCACCCGCACTTCGCCGGTCGTGTCAATCGTTGGCTGGACGCGTAAATCTTGAACGCCCTGAGTAGTCATCGCTTGATTGATGTCGCCTTCCAGCATGAAATCGATATGAGTTGCTTTTGATGTTTGTGGGACGCGGCCATAATCTTTTTGGGCGCTTTCGCCGCTCGATTTATCCAAATCGTAAACTTTTGTTGAATTGATTTGTAAATCGACTTTTGAAACGTCTGATTTGATTAAATGAATAGCGGCAATTCTATCGACACGCGGGATTGAATCAATATCTTGTTGGCCGGTAGTCGCAAATGAACGCGGAAAGCTTTTTACTTTTGTAAATAAACCAAGCGGCTGCGGCTCTGACCAGATAGCGCTTGCGGAAATTGTGGGGGATGTTGCGCCCGAATCAATATCAAGCTCGACTGATAAGGTCGCCACGTCTTGCGTTCCAAGTCCGGTTAGTCGTTGAACTGCCGGTGTTGCCATTTCTGGACGGTTAAAGAAAAGCGTGAAATAACCGCTTTCAGTGTTTCGTCCGTAGTAATCGTTTAACATGTTAATTTCTGCCACGTCTTTAAACTCTTGAATCGCCTTGCCATTTACTTTAACACGGATATTTTTGATTTGATCGCTAGTTGCGCCGGAATAAGCGAACTTTATCTGGTCAAAAGTAAAGCCTACCGGACAATTAAGCGTTGCTTGATTGCCTGCGGCAACATTAGAAAACGATGGTAATTTGTTAAATCTTCGCATTGTTAAGCCCTCAGTTAGCTATTAATTAAAGGCCCAGTTTTGCGCGTGTCGATGCAGGCACGAATTTGTTGAAAGCCCACAAGGTCACGATTGTCATCGCTGCGTGAACAGCTAATTTTTTTGCATTCATAATAAAAAAACTCCAGTTTTTAGGATTTGGACGCTTCTCAGCGTTCGTTAAAGTCTTTATCAGTTTAAGCATAAGCGCCCAGCTTTTATCAAGCGCTTTTTGTTGTTTTTTTCACCAAGTCGTTAACGACTAAAACTTTATTTTTCCTTTCTTAATTGTCCGTGTTTTATTGTTTCTCTCCCAGAATTCTAACGGTTTTAAGTCGGTTATCTCTTGCGGGTCTATATCCATTTCTCTCGCCATGTAAACGCGGTCAGCCGCCCTTGATAACAGGCCGCAATGGATAATATGAGCGTTACCAAGTAGCGTTTTATCGGCTTCGCTTGGTCTTTGTGTTACGCCGTAAATATCAATCCCGCGTTTACGGCCTCGACTGACTAGCTCGAGCCACCCTTCCGGCGCCTTTCCCGAATTGGTTACACTTGCCAATTCTTCGCAAACCACCGCGCAATCTTCCCACGCAAAAGCGGCTTTATTGAACCACTTAAACTGGTTTTTTATATCGCCGCCGTTCGGAACGTAGCGAACGCGTGCCGATTGCTTTTTATTAAACTCTAAACAATCCAAAAGCTCGTTTATGTTGTTAACAGTGATTATTCCGTTTGCGCCGTATTCATCCTCAATATCCCACACGACAAAGCGTTTAGCTTTTCTGATTTGCTGCTTAACAAACGCCGATTTTCCGCTGCCGCTTGAACCGCAAACATAAGTTAGTGTGCCATCTTTATTCATCGCTGCCGCCCTCCTTTTTGTTGTCTTTTTCGGGTTCTTCTGGTGGTTGCAGTGGCGTGTTAATCCTCGGCGCAATAACTAAAGCTGTGACTGTTATCGCTGTAATTTCTGCGCCCCATTTATCAAAAAAGCCGATTTTATCGGGGTAGTACTTATCAAGCAATGCGCCGTAGGCGTTCGCCAGTTGTTCGATTTCCGCGTCAGCTACCGCCCAATTTGGCGCTAGCGTGTTCGATGCAAACGCTAACGCCGGTTTGATAAAATCGGCGGTCGATGTCTCTATGATAGGCTCAGCGCTTGCGGTTAATGCTTCGGCTTGCGCCGGCGGGTTTTCAAATTGATATTGCTGTCTTAACGACTCGAACGGGCTTTCGGTCTCCATTTAAAAGCCCTCGCTTAACCAGTCGAACACGCCGCGCGGGTTATCTCCGGCGGGCTGTGGTGAGGCGTTAACAGGTTTTGGTTTTTTTTCTTCTGTTAACGGGTTCTCTACCAAATCGGGCCCAGCTTCCGCTTTGAGTGTTTCGGGTATTTTGGCTTTTTTATTGTAACGAGATTGTAAGGATTTTTGACCATCGCTGCCACGCTTAAAGCGGGTATTAGCGCCGCAATGAGGACAGTAAATATAATACTCATTGTTCCCAGTTTTAGCCGTTTTTGAGTTTTCCGAAAAGGCGCGAATGTCGGCTTGCTGTTTGCAGTATTCACACTTACACTTGTCAACGGTCGCCATATTATCGCACCCCCGACAAATATTTAATCTGCTTTTGCTGCTCATCTATCACCGCAGCTTGTTCGCATATTAACTCGACCGCATCGCCCACCAAAGCCGACACTGCTGCGGCTTGCAGTATCATCGGTTTTTTTTGGGCTTCACTCACTTTTGAGCGCAGTTGCTCAGCTTTTTCTTTTAACATTATATAAGTTCTCCGTCGTTGGGATTGTAGCGCCTCACAGCGCGATTATTGCGGTCTTAAAGGGCGAAAACCTGCCCCTCAAAAACCTCAAACTCTGGCGGCTCCGGCTCCGGTCTGATAGCTTGGCGCATTAGCGAAAACCATTCATTATTTGTTACCGTTGTAACCATTTTGTAAATGGCAAACTCCGCTTTAATTCTTAACCTTCGTCTGAACTCAGCCAACCAAAGACGGCTTGGCGCTTTGTTTTTTGAGTACCCTTGCCTATTAGCCCAACTCATAAATTGGTCGAAAACGGCTTGAGTTTTGACAGTTAAGACGTTTTTTCCTTTGTAAGCTTTTTCTAGTTGTTTTTTCGCTAAATTAGCGCGAACTTTTAGCCGGTGTAACTCTGCCCTGTTCGCCTTTATTTTTTTTGTCTTAGCGAGTTTGGCGCGGGTCGCTTTTAAGTCATTGTTGGCTTGCGCCCGATTTACCGCGATTCTCTCTTGAATCATTTTAAACAAGTAACCCATGCAGCCCCATTCAAAGCTGTTGACCGCTTCCCATTCTGGCGCTCTGGCGGTTTTTGATATGCCGTAGCGATTACCGATTATTTGCCCTTGGTCGGCTTTTTCGCTGTCACCTTTGACAGTGTAACCAATCGCTTTCAGTAGATAATCTATTGACGCCTCCCTAACTCGCATCCGCTCTAAATGCACGAAGCCGTTACCCCAGATTTTTTCAATCCGCTGCGCCCACGCCATAAAATAGCTCTTTGGAACGTCCCACCGCATAAGCAAATGACAATGTAAATTATCCTCACCTTGTTTATTTTTAGGCTTTTCTAGTGTCCAGATATAATCGAGTTTTTGGTGCTTAAGGTCGGGTCTTTCTTCGGTTTTTCCTACGCAAACAACGTCGCCATGCTTATAGCTTTTCTGCCAATATTCCGCTTGGATTTTTTGCGTTTCAGAATCTAAGCAATAGATTTTTTTGCCGTTGTATTTTTTTGCTATTGTCGCCTTAAACGCCGGAACCCAACCGCGTTGAAACATTTTTTGACAAGCATCCAAAAACCGGCTGATTTCTTTTTGCGGTGTTATTTCCCCTGCTTCGATTTTTTTTCGTGATTCGGCGTCAAATGTTAGCGTTGCAAATGTAGTGAACCCGCCGCGATGCGTTCCCGTAAATACCCCTGCATCTAAAATCTGCCTAACCGAACGCTTGGTTAAGTGGTCGGTTTTACGCGCCCCGCATTGCTCTGGCGGCTGTTGGCTAACGCTTGCCTCGCTTTCTAATCTGATTCGATGCTCAAGCGACCAATCACGCTTTGAGATTACTAGACGCGTGCCGTTTGCGGTTATTTCTTTCGGGCCTTTTTCTTCAATTAACAATTCGCTGCCAAAATCACTATTCAAGGTTTTTTCAGGCTCGAACCGTTTGCGAATTTCGTTTTTTTCGGCTTCCGGTAACTCTGTCGGACTTTTGGCCCCTCTGACTAGCCTAGCTTTTTCCGCGCTGCTGCGCGGTGGTTTTACCCCATAGAACGAATCAAACCTTGCTTTTGTGCAAGGCTCGAAAATAGTTTTGCTGCCAATTTTTTTTAGCGCGTCTGGATGGTTTGGTGGTAGGCCGGTGTATTTTGCAACGGTTTTTTGAGTGAAGTATTCGCGCGGCCGTGATTGGTCGCTAAGATTTAATTTTTTGACTTGCTCATCAAGTGGCAAGCCTTTGTATTTTTCATGCGTAATCACCCTTCTCTCAACTCTTTTATTTTTCTGTAGGACTCTGACGCCTCCATTAAAAAAAAGCGTGCCGATGTTGGATGCCCTTTTTTTGCGCTTTTAAAGGCCGCACTAAAAAGCTCTTTTATAACCTTCCCCAGTTCTTCTATATACTCGTCATCATTCATCACGCCGCCCTCAGCGCTTTGTTTTTGCCAACTGAAACGGGGCGCAAATGTGAATTGAATTTGTCTGCTAGGCTTTGCGCTTTAGCAATTGCTCGACTGATTTGTGACTGAACGGAAACTGGAAAACTATCAAAATTATTTTTGTAGTAGCTTTCGCGATAGGTAGGCAACCCCGCCAAGCTGATAAATGTTTTTTTCTCAAAGCGAGTGAGTGATGTCCAAGCAGTTTGCGCTTTACTTGGCAGACTTAATTCCCTTCTAATTTTGTCAATCGGATTCATGCCGCACCCCCAATCAATAACAAACTGGTTTCGATTTTGTCGGCCTCGCCTTTAATGTCGTGAAGTGATATCAAGCGCTGATAATCAACGCCTTTTTGATTTAAAACATGGTTAGATAGTCGCCTAATCTCGTTTAGGCTTTGCGTGATAACTTGCTTTTGAATTTCGATTTGTCTTGTCATGCTCATTCCCTCGTTCAGTTTTAATTCAGTTCAAGCGGTGAAAGATGGCTGCCCCGAATGGAGCAGCCGACCACCTGAACGAAGTGGAATAATCGCCTTTCGATTTAGTTTGCAGACCGGATTGAATAGCGATTGAATGAATAGTAACTACCTATCACCTAAAGCGTCAACAGCCAGTTTCGTTGCCAGTTGTTGATTAGTAGCCTATTATTGACTAGCAGACTTAATAAAAGGATTGAATCATGAACACCACTTTAGACGTTATAAACCGCATAAAATCAGTACATCACGTAAATTCTGACTACGCCGTTGCTAAGCTTTTAGGCGTTACCCGCCAAGCTATCTCAAAATACCGCAATAAAGGACAGCAATTTGATGATTCCGTGGCTTTTCGAGCGGCTAAACTTGTAAAAATGAACCCCGCCCGACTGGTGACAATTTTGCACAAAGAGCGCGCCGCCAATGATGATGAGCTAAACGCATGGAACGAGATTGAAAGTAAATGCAATCTAGCATTAGACCTTAAAAAACAAGAGGTTATCGAGACTTTTGACGCTGCAATTAAAGGAAAATTGAACGCAAAACAAAAGCGCAAATTACGCTCAATTGCGGAACAATGTATATTATGTAAAATAGACTAAAAGGTCATAGATTGTTACAAATGGCCTTCTTTCCCAAAATCTTGCCGAAACGCCCTGTTTTCACAGGTTTCACTTTTTATAAAAAAAGTTATAAATATTTTAATTTCGATTAATTTATTTACGCCGTTCTTTTTATTACTATCTCAAGCCGCGATGTTTGCAGCCTTTTAACCGGATTTTTCTTATGCAATGCCCAATAGATTTTTTGTCTTTTGCTCAATTGGTTGAGCATTTCAGCCTTTTTGATAGTGATGTTTTAGCGTTGCTTGGTGTGGATAAGCGCACATTAAAGAAGTGGCTTAGGGATAATACTGCGCCAGATTGGGCGCGTAAATTAGTGACTATTCACGGTCGCGGCTATTTGCCACCCTCTAAAGATTGGGCCGGTTTTCGGTTTCGTGATGATAAGCTATTTACGCCGGACGGACGCTCGATAACTTCTGGCGAGATTTTAGGCTGGTTTTATCGCAATCAATTAATAGAAACCTATAAGCGCAACAATCAGAAATTGCGGCGACACAATGACCGGATTAAATTGATTATGTCGTCAAGTAATGATTCGATATTTAGAGAAGATGGAACGCTAAAAGAAACTAAAACGGAATGATTAGCTTAAGCCTTGCAGTTTGTCGATGCGATGATGTGCGCGCTCAATAGCGGCTTTGTTTTCGTCTGCTTGCTTTCTTAGGTAGTTAATATGAATATTTAAAGCTTTGACCGTTCCCACGGTTGATAAAATCCCCGTCAAGCCGCTTGAGCCGATTATCATTAAAATATCGTTAGTCACGCTTTGGAATAATCCTTTTAAGAAAATAAAAACCAATCACCGTTAAAAATGGCGCTGTGACAATATCGTCCAGCACTTTAAAAAAATAATTCGCTAAATCATCGCCGCCACGCGCGCGAATGATTAGCGCCGCAATTACAACTAGTGACCATAAGCCGGTGATGGTTAGCGCGATTAATCGGCGTGCAATATTTTGCGGTTGCGTTGCTTCTAGGTATTTGAGATACCATTCACGATAACTTGCATAATCTTTGGCTTTTTCTTCATCTGTATAAAAAAGCGCATCACCGGTCGCGATAGTCGCGTCAACAACTTTTTTAGCTGTATCAGTGCCGCCAGTTAGCCACCCAAAAATATTCAATTAATTAACTCCCAACGCCTAGCCGTTCGGGTCAAAATCATCATTAAATAAATCATAAACCCAACTACCTAATGAAAAGTTACTATTACCCGTTAATGCGCTGCCGACCGCGTTAGTGCCTCGGTGAAATATGTTGGTTTGGCTTGTTGGTGTAAACGCATCACCGACCGCCGCAGCCGCTTTTTTTCCTTCTCTATAGAAAAAATACGTCACGCCAACCCCCGCCATCACAGCTAACAATTGGACTTGCGTTGCTGTTAAATTAGGCACTAGTTTTTTTATAAGCAAGATAAACCCCCGCCGCCGTGAGTAACAGCGATAAAATTTGCATATTTCGACTTGTTAACATTTTCATATTAATTTTAAAGCTTCTTGGATTTGTTCATTATTAAAATAACTGTCGTATGTCGGGCCGGTTTCAAATCGCCCGATGGCGTCTAATATAATCGGTAAGTTTGGCCTAACGAGCAAGTAATCATTTTTATCATGGCCTAGCTTTTTTTCAATATATTCAATGTAGCTGTTTGTTGGGTTTTCCGTGTCCGGCGCGTAGCGGCTCATTATTTCCGCTATCGTGTTTAGGTTGTGTTTTTCTTGATAATTTATTAACAGCTTTGCTAGCGCTCGAAACCCCCAAACCGGCGAAAGGAACCGGACAAAATCACCGCTGTAGTTTTTGTCTCTGCCGCGCCAATCAATACCAAAGTCTTTAATATTTCCGGCGTTGTTATTACGGATGCTTTTTACGGGTCGCATATAATAATATAATCCTATTGCCGAAGCTAAAGCGATTAAGTATTGCTTTCGGGCCATGCTAAAACCACTTTGTTGTCAGTGAACCTAAGCGCGTTTTCAACCACCCAATTAAACTGTTTAACAATACTTTTATTCTCTGGAAACGTGCTAGCGTCACCACCAAGGGACGCTAGATAGCCGTTAACTTTTGGCAAAAATTCATTATTCATAAACAGCTCAACGCCTCCGGCTTTTTCAATCGTTGAATTAAACGCGGTTTTAGTCACTAAATTATTCACGCCATAACCGCCGGATTTTGTCGGCACAACTTCGGATAGTACCGCGCTATATAGCGAATCTTCACCGTCTTGCAACCAGCCCCATATTCGATACTCTTTGCCGTGACAAATAAACGGATATGATGGTTGATTGTCTGGTATTGCTACTGTTTTAAATGTCATAAATCGCTTACGCCAATAGTTTTGTTTTTTCAGCTTCGGTTAGTAGATTTGCACCAACAAGATAATCAAGGCCAGCTATCAAGTTTTCACTGTCTAAATTGACGTTGTTGTCGTTCTGAAGTCGATACAAAAGCCCTTTCACTATTGCGTCATTTGACACGCTGATATTGCCAAGCGTTGAAAAACTTAAGCGGTCTAAAAAGTCAGCCGTTGGAATGCTTCTTGGTGTTGTTGATACCGTTGTGCCCGCTTGCGTTTCTATTTTATGCGTCCCACTTTTAAATATTGCTATCATAATATCGGTCTCGCTATGTATCGGCAGGTAATATCATTGTCAACAGCGGTTTGCACTTCAAGCAACAGGCTAAAATTACAGACAACCCCCTCAATCCAGTCGGGGATACTGTCGCCAATCAGCGGCTCCGATGTTGAGTTAGTTGTGATAGCTGTCGCATTCTCCCAAATTACAACACCGTCAATCGTTAGCCGGATATATCTTAAATCGTTTGATGTAAGGTTTCTCAAAGCTAACTCAGCTATTAAAAACTTTCCGCTCAAACTAAGTGCAGTTGCATATCCCGCCGTTCCATTGATACCGTTTATTTCCG